CAGGAGTTCAGACTCCTCAAAGACATCATCCGTGATAACACCCCCGAGGAGTACAGCTACGAGCCGGAGGTGGGTGACCGCAAGGCTAAGCGTTCGGACTACGACATGGTGGAGGTCATCCCGGTCTCTGATCCCAATGCAGCGACGATGAGCCAGAAGGTTGTGCAGTATCAGGCCGTGATGCAGCTCGCTCAGGGCGCGCCGCAGATTTACGACTTAAAGTTCCTGCACCGCCAGATGCTTGAAGTCTTGGGCATCAAGAACGCTGCCAAGCTGGTGCCGACCGACGATGACCAGAAGCCGACCGACCCGGTGACGGAAAACATGAATGTCCTCAGAGGTAAGCCTGTAAAAGCGTTTATGTATCAGGACCACGAGGCGCATCTGGCCGTGCATCTGGCAGCTATGCGAGACCCCAAGCTAGCCGCAATCATGGGGCAGAACCCGCAGGCTCAAGTTATTCAGGCTGCTGCGCAAGCACACGTCATGGAGCATGTAGCGTTCCAGTATCGTCGTGAAATTGAGAAGCAGCTTGGCGCAGCACTTCCTCCGCCCGAAGACGATAACGGCGAGACCAACAGCCTTCCGAAAGAGGTTGAAGTCCAGCTCTCACAACTGGCGGCTATGGCAGCAGCCAAGCTCCTGCAGAAAGACATGGCCGAAGCGCAAGCACAACAGGCCGCGCAACAAGCCCAAGACCCGCTCATTCAGATGCAGCAGAAAGAGCTGGCGATTCGGGAGAAGGAAGTTGCTATCAAGGAGAAGAAGGTTACGCTCGACGCCGCCGCCAAGGCAGATGAAATACGGCTGAAAGAGCAAGAGCAGTCTATCAAGCAGCAGGTAGAGGGGGCCAAGCTGGGTATACAGGTTGCCGCTAATAAAGACAAAGCGGAGCGAGATGACCGGAGAGAGGGCCTCAAGATCGGTGCGGATATCGCCAAGAACCGGGCGCAGATGCAGCAGCGACCCATCAAAGGAGAGAGTAAATAATGGATGCAATCGACCTGTTGCTCAAGCATAACGATACGCAACGGCAGTCGCAAATCGAGGTTCTTTTGGCTGGTGGGGCAAAAGACTTTGCAGAATACAAACACATCTGTGGGGTAATTCGGGGACTCGACCTCGCGGATGCCAATTTAAGAGACCTCGCGCAAAGGATGAAAGACAATGACGACAGCGACTGAGACAGCGCCTCAAACCGCGCTGGAACAGAAGTGGGCCGCAGATAGTGCAGAAACAGAACGTAAGGCTAAGCAGTTGCCCGACCCGCAGGGATACCGAATCCTGTGCGCGATACCGGAGTTCGAGAATAAGTACGACAGCGGCATCATCAAGGCGGATATCACCCTGCAGCACGAGGAGATTCTGACCACGGTGCTGTTCATCGTGAAACTCGGTCCGGATGCGTACAAAGACCCGGTGAAGTTCCCGACAGGACCGTGGTGTAAAGAGGGTGATTTTGTGATTGTCCGCTCCAACAGCGGCACCCGTCTGGATATCCATGGCAAAGAGTTCCGCATCATCAACGACGATACGGTGGAAGCGGTGGTCGAAGACCCCCGTGGAATCCGTCGCAAATAAGGAGTAACACATGAGCCAGCCCGCATTCAAGTTCCCCGACGAAGTTGAAGATAAAAAGGACGAAGCGAAGGAGCCGGAAGGCGTAGAAATAGAAATCGTAGACGATACTCCGCCTGAAGATCGCGGTAGGGAGCCCCTCCCAGAGAATATCAAAAAAGAGCTGGAGGAGGATGACCTTGAGGAATATTCCGAGAAGGTCAAGAAGCGCCTCTCCCAGATGAAGAAGGTCTGGCACGACGAGCGCCGGGAGAAAGAAGCCGCCCTGCGTGAGCGTGAAGAAGCCCTGCGATTTGCTCAAGTAAAAGACAGCGAAATCAAACAGTTACGCACTAAACTTGGAGCGGGAGAGAAGCTTCTCGCGGAAGAGGGTGTTAAGTCCGCCGAGATTGAAATTGCTAGTGCTAAGGACAAGCTGAAGCAGGCATATGAGTCGGGCGACCCTAGTCTGATTGCGGATGCGCAGGAGGCTCTGACCGATGCAAAAATCCGACTCAAAGAGTACCAATATCGCAAACCCGCTTTACAAGAACAAGAAGTTAATGTAGAACTAACACAACAGCATCAGGAACCCCGGCAAGTTGTAGACCCGAAAGCAGAAGCTTGGAGGGCAGAAAACACTTGGTTTGGGGTGGACGTGGAGATGACTAGCCTCGCTCTTGGTCTGCATGAAAAACTAGTCCGGCAGGGTCTTGACCCGCGTAGTGATGACTACTACAGCCGTGTGAATGAAACCATGAGGAAACGGTTTCCTGAATATTTTGACGAGGAGTCAAGATCGGAATCCGAGACTCGACCGGCGGCAAAAGAGAAATCTGAGCCCCGCAAAGCGGCCACAGTAGTGGCTCCGGCAACGCGAAGCACCGCGCCCAAGAAAGTGCGATTGACGCAAACGCAACTGGCGTTGGCCAAACGACTTGGCCTTACCCCGGAAGCATACGCTCAAGAACTTGTTAAACTGGAGAACTAAAATGGCTGAAAATCGACTCGCTCGTGAGTTACAAACACGCGAAACTACGCAGCGCAAGGCATCATGGCAACAACCTAACCTGCTCCCTACCCCTGCCCCGCAGGACGGCTATGGGTTTCGTTGGATTCGGACTAGTTTGATGGGTAAAGCAGACCCCACCAATATTTCCGCAAAATTTCGTGAACACTGGGTGCCGGTGAAAGCCGAAGACCACCCGGAGATGATGATTTACGCCGATCCTGACAGTCGTTTCAAAGACAACATCGAGGTTGGCGGACTGCTGTTGTGTAAGGCCCCGAACGAGGTTATTGAGCAGCGCAATGATTTTTATGCGCAACAAGCTCAGTCCCAAATCGAGGCTGTGGACAATAGCTTTATGAAACAAAACGATGCACGGATGCCGCTGTTCAACGAGCGCCGGTCTGAAGTGCGATTTGGTAAGGGTTCCAAATAAACTTTTTAGGAGTATAAACAATGGCATATCCGACTATCTCGGCCCCCTACGGGCTGAAGCCGGTTAACCTGATCGGTGGTCAGGTTTATGCTGGGTCTACCCGTCTGATGGCAATCGCCAGCGGTGAAGGCACCTCGATTTTCTTCGGGGACGCTGTGAAACTGTCTGGTGGCTACATCACCCGTGATCCGGCTGATTCGGCAATGACGCCCGTTGGTGTTTTCATGGGCTGCACCTACACCGACCCCAACAGCAACCAGAAAGTGTTCAAGCAGTATTTCCCTGCTGGCACCGTGGCTGCTGACATCAAAGCCTACGTGGTCGATGACTACGATGCGCTGTTCAAAGTCGCTGTGGTTTCCGGCACTACCGTTATCAGCGGTGTGACGCAAGCTGCTGTTGGCCTGAACGCGGCTCTGGTGGACAATACTGGTTCGACGATCACTGGCGATTCGGCTGTTGCAATTTCGGCCACTACCGCCACGAACGGTGCTCTGCCGGTTCGTATCGTCGATGTCGTGCCGGATACGGCTAATTCGCTGGGTTCGTATACTGAAGTGATTGTGAAGTGGAACTTCGGTATGCACCAGTATCAAAACGCCGTTGGCGCGTAAGGAGACTGAAACATGGCTATTTCACGTGCACAACTACTGAAAGAACTGCTCCCCGGCCTGAACGCATTGTTCGGCATGGAGTACAACCGTTATGGCGAAGAGCACAAGGAGATTTTCGAGACCGAAACCTCCGAGCGTTCGTTCGAGGAAGAAACGAAGCTGTCTGGCTTCAGCGCCGCCCCTGTGAAAAACGAGGGCAACGCGATTGCGTATGACAATGCGCAGGAAGCTTGGACTGCCCGTTACAACCACGAAACCATTGCTTTGGGCTTCTCGGTCACTGAAGAGGCGATCGAGGACAACCTGTACGACTCCCTGTCGTCCCGGTATACCAAAGCTCTGGCCCGCGCCATGGCATACACCAAGCAGGTTAAAGCAGCGTCCGTGCTCAACAACGGTTTCTCGTCCAGCTACAAGGGCGGTGACGGTAAAGAGCTGTTCGCTACGGATCACCCGCTGGTTTCTGGTGGCACCAACAGCAACGAACCGGCCACCGCTGCCGACCTGAACGAGACTTCGCTTGAAGCCGCCGTTATTCAGATCGCTGGCTGGACGGACGAGCGTGGTCTGCTGATTGCCGCCAAGCCCCGCAAACTGATCGTACCGCCGAACCTGATGTTCGTTGCTACCCGCCTGCTCGAAACTGAGCTCCGCGTCGGCACGAACAACAACGACGTGAATGCGATCAAAACCATGGGTTCGATCCCGGAAGGTTTCCGTGTTAACCACTTCCTGACCGACACCAATGCGTGGTTCCTCTGCACTGACGTGCCGAACGGCCTGAAGCACTTCGTTCGTACTCCGCTCCAGAATTC